AGTGCGTCAGCGACGGCTTCGGAATGAACAGAAAGAAGCAAGTCTGTAGCTGCACTGTAGTCACCTGAGAGAATCCATTCATCCGCCTCGAGAGGTCGCGACCCTAGAACTGAGGTCACGTACTCCTCTGTAACGGGTGCACCGGTGGCCAGGAATGGCCGGACGTGCTTAATCCCGCCGTGTAACCACTTTTGCATAGAAGCAAGGTAAGTCTGCCTGAACGGGTCCGCCTGTGAGATCACACGAGTCTTCAAAGCCTCGGTGAGTCCCACAAGTGTGACCTTGTTTTCAGCATTCTGTGCCATTTCTTCCAGCATATTGCGGTACACGGAATCGAGTGCGATCAACTTGGATGGATTGTAGCTGTAAATTGGTACTCTGCGTGGGAAGTCGGGATGTTGTCCAGTGGTCTCGGCCCAGGTTTGGTTACCTGGCAATGACGACCATAGTTTCTGGAATGTCTCCTCGAAGGCGCCGCGGACAAAGTTGAAGTTGCCGCCGGTCGACCTCTTGACAGAGTACGCGCTTGAATTGGACGGAGTTAAGAACCGAGAGTCGGTAGGTTCAAACCGACCCAAAGAGGTCTTGAGCTCTCGTACCGTTCTTTTGATTTGCGCCACGGCTCCAGCAAGGTCGAGCTGAGTATTGAAGTCGGCTGGTAATCGCCAGTTCTTCGCAGACTCAGTTCCCTGTAGTGGAATGTCGTCCCAGCCATAGATCCTGATTGGCTGGGGTTGGGGCGCGGGATCCGTGAGGACCTTGAATGTGTCCTTCAACGAATACATCGTGAACGGTTCAGATGTCCGGGGCATGATTCCCTTGCAATTGAGAAGTGTTTGCGCAAAGGAGAATCTGGCAGGGGAGTACTTAAGAACTTTCCTCACCCATCTACCAATCACACCACCGAAGACAGCCCAGGGCTTGTCATTGACCATTGTCGGAGGAGGTATAGGCAGGTTTCCAATCTGCTCTTGATCAAGCAAATACGCAGCTAAAGCAGCGCGTTTATACTTGATAACCTCAACCCACGACACCTTGTCCGTGATAGCCCGGAGAGCCCAAATAAGGGCCACCTCTTCCTGTTTTTCCCAGGTTTGTGGACTAACTTCACAACCATTGAGTTCAAATACTGCTCTGAACACAGCGAATGCGTGTCTGAGAGTCCTGAGCTCTGGGGCAGAGTTTCGCTTTCGGGTTTCCCCTACGACCATCTCTGGCTCATCCACTGCATGACCTTTTAGGCGCGAGATTTCATCGAAGAGAGAAGTACTAAGTTTTTTTATTTCTTTTTTATTTTTTGTACTTTCTCGCCTTCTCCGTCTCGCCGCCTTCTCGGCTTTAGCAGTGGTAGAACTGGTTTTTGATCTAGCTTTATGACCATAACCGTTTACTCTGGGAGGAGCGTTGCTACGCTTATTCCTACCATACCCCACACCTTTTTGGCTAGTTGCCTTTTGC